TTTCTTCTCTAATCAGTTTCTTTGGATCTTTCTTATAATCCATCGCTGCTTTTCTAACAGCGTTCTTATACCAGGAGAACGATTGCTTTGATCCTCCTGTCATTTCTGTTATTTTTTCAAACAGAGTTGTGTATCCAGCGTCTGCTTTTGTAGCATTACGCTGGATGGTTGCAAAACCTTGTGCCATGGGTCTATACTCCTAAGTGCTCTTCGGTGAGAATTAAAAAATTCATCTGCCTATCCTCACAAAAGTCTTGAGCAGCGTCCCACTTAGCACGATTCTTCATGAAAGTTAGGGCAGCCCTCTTATAGGCAGAGGTTCTACGATTTTTATCATTCGGTGGTTGTGTTTGCTTTTTGGGTTTTACTTCAATAATATATTTCGTGATCTGACCCGTCCTTTCGCGAACTTTGATGTAGAAGTCAGGAAAGTAACGATGCACTCTCCCGTCTGTTGGACAGCGATATGGTATAATAACTTCTTCACTACCCCACTCTAGTATAGAGGGATTATTATCACAGAACACCATGAACTTTCGTTCCCAGAGTGATCTAAAAATGATGCGAGATGGGTTGCCACGGTACTTCTTTGGATTGATTGGTTTATACAGTCCAGAGTACGCCATAAATATATAAGTTCCCACAATTGTATTTAGCGGTGGCAGTTCATAAGATTAACGATTTCATGCAGAGGATCGGTAGTAAGGGGGGGATGTCCTTTACTACTGGATACAATATTTCGTTTGCTTTTGACGGTAAAGCAGCAGGTCAGTCTTTTATCTCAAAATACTATGACAACACCACCAACAAAGCAATTGTTGATATGTTGTGTGATGAGGCACAACTTCCAAACGTACAGTATGGAGTTAGTCAGGTAAACAACAGGTATCTTGGAGAGGGACCAGTTTATTATCCACACACAAGAATTTACACTGACATTAGTTTGGGATTTTTGCTTGACGCGGATCTCACTGCATTGAAATTTTTTACTGCGTGGTTTGATTCAATTTATGGGGAAGAGATAGATTCTGCTCAAACATATAATGGGTCATTTCAAAGTGCTTTAACTGCTCAAGCTAGATCAGCAACAAGAATCAACAGACTAAAATTTTCAGATCAATATAGATCAACTTTGCGTATCATAAAAACCGAACCAGGAAAAATCACTTCTCATGATAGAGCTCCAATTACATACATTTTAGAGAAGTGTTATCCATACTCTATTGATGCTGTGCCTTTATCATATGGAACCTCGCAGGTTGCTAGATGCACGGTTAATTTCTACTATGCAAGACACACAGTATCGTATGGAAATTGACTTTTTAATTTCATGAAACTGGGAAAATTTTTTCCGCTAATTTTTGGGTCAAAAAGTCGCACTAAATAAATATACGACCTGAGGTACTTATTATGGCTTTGCCAAAACTTGGTTATCCGACTTATGAGCTTGAACTGCCATCAACTGGCAAAACTATCAAATATCGCCCATTTCTTGTAAAAGAGGAAAAGGTTCTTTTACTCGCATTAGAGTCACAAGACGAAAAGCAAGTAATCAACGCAGTAAAGGATCTTATCAAAAATTGTGTTATTTCCAGAATCAAGGTTGAGGAACTTCCTAGCTTTGATTTGGAATATCTCTTCCTGAAGATTAGAGCAGCATCTATTGGTGAGACAATTGTGATGAATGTCACTTGTTTGGATGATAATGAGACTGAAGTTGAAGCAGTTATTAATATCAACGAAGTTGAAGTATTCAAACCAGAAGGGCATGACCCTAAAATCATGTTTGACGAAGAATCTGGAATTGTCATGCGATATCCAAGCATGAAGCAATTTGTTGAAAGAGAGTTTCTTCAGAAAGAGATGAAAACTGAAGAAGTTTATGAATTTATTGCGGATTCCATTGATCAGATTTTCCAAGGTGAAGAAGTTTACGATTCTGGGACTACCACGAAGAAAGAGTTTCGTGAATTTGTGGATAGTTTGACTACCAAGCAATTTGAGAAAATTCAGCAATTCTACACAACTTCGCCAAAACTCAGACACATATTTACGGTCGTAAACCCAAAAACAGGAAAAGACTCTGAATACACCATTGAGGGACTACAGAATTTTTTCGCATAGCACTCTTCCAGAACAATCTGGAGGGGTACTATAGAATGAACTTTGCCCTCATGCAGTACCATAAATATAGCTTGACTGAAGTTGAAAGTATGATGCCGTGGGAGAGGGAGGTTTATACCACTTTCCTAATGCAATATCTTGAAGAAGTTAAACAAAAACAAGAGGCAGCGAAGAAGAAATAGTGGCAAACTTTTCGGCAACATCTAGTGGGGACTTTTCCAGTTACTTGGCTGGTAAGGTTTTTAATGCTGCCAATATGGCAAAGGGTGAAAAAAACCGAAGAGAGGAAGCAGATCTAGAACAAGCACAACCAGGATCTTTGTTTGGAAAGGCACTCCAAAGTGAATTTGGTGGAGACCTTTATAGTAGGACTTTTGGCATTTTTGATCCAAGAAAGTCTCATGGCGAGACTGATAGAAATTCGTCAAAAGAAGCAAGATTTACGGCACAATTTCCAGAAGCAAAGGAAAAAGATTCTGATGGTGGTGGTAGATCATCTGGATCTAGTCAGGAAGTAGAACAGGCAAAACAAGATCTTCTTCGTGATGACGAAAAATCAGTTCCAGTAAAAGATAAAAATCTCAGAGAACAGTTTTCTAAGATTTTTGGGTCTATTGATGTAAAGTTAACAGTAGCAGAAGCGAAGATAGAAAAATCTTCAAGTAAACTGAGTGTACTTCACCAGGATGTTCTCAATACACAAAAACTTATTCTTGATCAGAATGCAGTATTAGAAACTAAATTTGATCAGATACTAGAGATTTTTGGCAAACAGATACAATTCCAAAAAGAACTTGCTGAAGATGCGAAAGTAAAAGCAAAAGAAAATCAATTAGAAGAGGGTCAGGATCTATCAACAACACGTGGATTGATTGCTACTGGCACTGCTGGTGGAGACCTATCAACAACACTCTTGGGATTTCTTGGTAGAAGACTAGGAAAAGCAATTAGCAAACAAGTTAGGCGACGTTTGGGGTCCAAAGTTGCTCAGAAGGGTGCTCAGAGAGCTGCTACCACCCTTGCAACCAGGGGTGCTACATCTGCTGCTGAAAATGCAGCGGGAAAAGCACTAAGCAAGTCTAATCTTGCTGCAAGAGCACTACGCAGTCCAGCAGTTAGAAAAGCACTAGTAAGAAAACTAGGAGTAGCGGGTGCAAAAAAACTTACTGCAAAAGTTGCTGCAAAATTAATTCCTGGTATCTCTACAGCGTATGGATTGGGTGAAGGTCTCACTCGTATTGCACTCGGTGACGTAAAGGGTGGATTTTTGTCATTTGGTAGTGCAATTCCAATTGCTGGATATGGATTTGCTGCGGTTGATATCTTTAGAGATATTGATGTTGATGCTTATACTAAGCACATTGAACCCAACTTACCTGCTCCTTCTGATGATAATGTAGGTGCATTTTTTGCTGAAGCATTGGGCGTAATGCCGAATCAGTATGAGAGTGGAACGACAGGATCTCGCCGTGGACTTGCAAGTCCTGGTCCTGCTATGCTTCACGGTAAGGAAGCAATTCTGACTCCAGAGGATAGGAGAAGAATTACACAGTTCTCTGTGGATTCTATTAATGCAGCTGGATCTAAAATGGTATCCACTGCTGTTGCTTTTGGTGACTCTAGTGGAAATGGACCCACTGTACGTTCAATTTTCAATAAACTTGGAATAGATTATCCACTTGAGAGGGTTGCATTTAGATTTGATATTGGTAAGAAATCTTCTGGTGGATCTGGCATTTCTGCAATATTCTCTCAAGCTGCTGCAGCAGTGGCGGGAATGATGGGTAGCAGCAGTAATAGAAGAGATGGAACCGATAATCCTTCATCGGGTGGATTTGCTGGTCTTCCTGTAGAGTATCAAAAATTTTATGATCATTTAGTATCTAAAGGTGCTTCTCCAAATCATGCGATGGGAATGGTCCTAAACCTTGCAAGAGAATCTTCCGCCAATCCTGGTGCGATGGCAAACTGGAACGGAACTGGACTAGACAGCAATGGTCTTCCATCTGGTGGTTTATTCCAGTGGAATGGTCCTAGATTTGAAGCAATGAAAGCATATGTTGGTTCCGATTGGAAAACAGACTGGAAGGGACAACTTGATTTTGCAATGATTGAGAATGATCCTGTATCTGGTGGATACAAAAAATATGCCAGCATGGAATTCAACACACCAATGGAAGCTGCTGAATGGTGGCTGAAAGAGTGGGAGAGGGGAAATGATGACACCAGAGATATGAATAAAATGCGAGGCATTCTTTCCAGATGGGAATCAACTGGTATGATACGAACCTCTGGTTCAATTGGTAATTTTTCTCCACCAACTGGCGATGCTAGAATTACAATGGATGGTGCTCAGGGTATTGATGCTAGTGGGGAACCAGGAGTAGATTTTAGTGCGGCAGACTGGAAAAATAACTATGCGGTTTTCCCAGGAAAAGTGGTTAATTCAAGGCATACATCTGGATATGGTTGGGATGTTATTATTAGATCAGATGATCCAAATAATCCTGGGAAAAAATTTGATGCTCTCTATGCTCACTTTCCAAATAGAGAGTCAATAAAAGTAAAATCTGGTGATCAGGTTCGTGCTGGACAACATCTTGGTCCAGTTGGGTGGATTGTAGATCCTGCAGAACCAGATAATCCATATAAAGGACGCCCCGCTCCAGAGGCTGGAAATATGACGGGTCCTCACACAAGTTTGGACTTTTATCCAGTTGGTGGACCATATCATAAAGATAATCCGTACCCTGCTTGGAGACAACTTGCGAATGGTATTGTTAGTGCTGCTGGAAGAAGCGTTTCTTCCAATCCTCCCAATAATCCATCTGAAGATCCTAGATCAGTTGCAGCAAATTTAAATAAGCAAGAACAGGCAAAATTGGAAGCACAGAGAAGAAGACAATCGCGTGGTGCAGGTTCTCCTGGATATGGTAAAGGTGGTATTGGTGGTTCTAGTCCTGGTTCTAAAATGTTATCTAATGGTGTTGGAGGCACTGGTGGTCCTGGTAACTCATCATTCCGAAATAGTAACGAGCGAAGAGTATATAATGCATTAAAATCAAAGTCATTTACTGATGCTCAAATTTCTGCCATTATGGCAAACTTTGATATTGAGACAATGGGATACACTAAAATGAGACAACTTGAGAATGGTCCTGGTCGTGGATTGGCACAGTGGGAGACTCCTGGTCGTTGGGATCAGGCACTTAAATGGTATGCAAGTAAAGGAAAAAATCCAAAAAATCTAATCAATGATATTGAGGGTCAGATAGACTGGATGATATATGAATTTACTAAAATTCCAACAGATTCTCAGGGTCGCCCAATGCTTCCAAATGGATTTAGATATGATTTGACTAGGTGGAAGAATTCTTCTAAAGACCCAATAGAACTAGCAAGAAACTTCATGAACTGGTATGAGGCACCAGGAACTCCACATATTGCTCAGAGACTTTCAAGTGCTGAAAGGTATTTTAGAATGCTACCTAGAAAAGTAAAGAAAAATAAACCAAAACCACCAGCGGGACCAAAAACAATCATAGAGTCATTGAAAGATGATTCTGGATTCTCTGGATTTATTCCTCCAGCACTGCGAAATATGATTCCTGGAGAATTGCAGAAAAGGAGTTCTCTTATGGAAGATATGGAAGATGCTGGTGGAACTAGAGTTCAATATGTCATAATCAATAATGCAGTTGCTGTAAATAAACCATCCAGTGTAAATAGTAGTGGATCATCTTCTACCACTAGATCTACTAGTTTAAGCGAGTTGCACCTCGCATCTTTGGGGGCATAATAAATGGCAAACTTTTCTGCGACATATAGTGGCGATTTTACCACGTACATTGCTGGTAAGATTTTTGATGCTGCCAATATGGCAAAGGGAGAGAAGGAACGTGCTATCAAGGAAGCAGAAAAGTATGGTATTGATCCAGAACTAAAACGCGGTGAGTTTTTTGGTAGAGCACTGCAGAGTCAGTTTGGTGGAGATCTTTATAGCAGAACCCTTGGAATTTTTGATCCAAGAAAATCTCATGGGGAAACTGATAGAAGAGGATCAAGAGAATCTAGATTTGGTGCTCAGTTTAGGTATCCAGATAG